TTCTGACAGTCCCGGCTGACGACATGCAGACAGAACGCCCAAACGAATACTCGCATGTGAGGAAATCATGGCACGTACTACGTTCAACGGCCCAGTCGCATCTGACAACGGCTTCGTCTTCCCGACCGCCACCGCCGCCGTTCTTGGCGATGCCGCCGACGCGGTCAACACCATCAATAAGACTGTTGGTAAGACCGTTCAGGACATCGCTACCGGCATCATCTATGTTGCCACCGGCACCTCCGCGACCTCGGCTTGGAAGGGCTCCGACGCATCCACCGTTACCCCGTCTTAATAGGAGGCCGACATGGCCATGCAATACGACGTTAAGGCTGCGTATACGGCTTCTGACGCGGCGATGGTTGCTTACCCGGTGCGCGTGAAGGGGGCTTATGTCTCCGTCACCACCGGCGGCGCTAACCCTGTTGTCTTGTACGACAACGCTTCTGCTGCGTCTGGAAATGTGCTGTTGCGTATTGGCGTGACGGCTGCTGGGTGCCACACGGTGGTGATCCCCGGCGAAGGCATCCGTGCAGCTAACGGGGTGTTCTGCGACACGGGTGATGCCGCCGCAGTCACGATCTTTTATGGCTAAGTCGCCCGCATGGACTCGCAAAGAAGGCAAGAACCCCAAAGGTGGCTTGAACGCCAAGGGTCGCGCCTCTGCGAAGGCCCAAGGGATGAACTTAAAACCTCCGCAACCAGAGGGCGGGTCAAGGCGCGACTCCTTTTGTGCAAGGATGAGTGGAATGAAGAAGAAGCTCACCTCAGCGAAGACCGCGAACGACCCAAACTCCCGGATTAACAAATCTTTGCGTGCTTGGAAGTGCTGACATGGGCCAACATACCGACACAGTGAAGAACACGCTGGACATCGTTTCGGTGTTCGCGGCGATCGGTTCTTTTCTTGAATTGCTGACCCCCGTGTTCGGCTTGATCGGTGCTGTGTGGACGCTCATGCGTATTACAGAGATGATCACCGGCAAGCCGTTTGCTGAGATTATTCGTCGAAAGAAGGTTGATGATGCCGAGCAAAAATAAGGCGCAGCACAATCTGATGGCGATGGTTGCCAATGATCCTGCCGCCGCAAAGCGCGTGGGTATTCCGCAATCTGTTGGCGCGGAGTTCATGAAAGCCGACAAGGGTATGAAGTTTGGCAAAGGCAGTGGCACCCGTGCTGATTCACAGGTGATCAACAGGCCCAAAACCAATCAAGGCAAACAAGAACTTTTTGCAAAAGGTGGCGATATGAAAGAATCTAAAAAGATGGTTGGTCAAGAATTGGCCTTCATGAAAAAGAAGGGCGCTCCCAAGTCCATGATCAAACATGAGATGAAGGAAGCCAAGATGGCCAACGGCGGCATTACCAAGGCCAAGATGGGCGCAGTCAAGACCGCAGCCCCCAGCCGTGACGGCGTTGCCGCCAAAGGCAAGACCAAGGGCACCATGGTCAAGATGTCCGGCTCTAAGCCGCTGGGCATGAAAAAGGGCGGCTACTGCTAATTTAGGAGGCCGTTATGGCTCGACGTAATCGTAATTTGGCGGGCCTAGCCGCACTTGGTGCGTTGGGTCTTTACATGGCCCGTGGGGATAAACAGGAGGGCAGCAATGTCCCTGTTACGGATTATTCCACCGACGCACGTACTGGCAATAGGATTACCGCAGCCAATACCGGACTCGCATCCGTGGGGTTGGCCCCACGTCCTGACCTTATGGCAGGGGAAAATGCGGAAGTTGACCCGTATCTGGCTCGTGAAATGGCCCGTGCTGGTCGCGGACCTATTGCGTCTCTTGAAGGCCGTCGCCCTGCGGCTCCGGCAAGCGCCTCTTCCCGTCCCGCCGCCAACCGATCAATGGCAGCTAAGGCAAGTCAAGAGCCTTACAAAAATCCTCAACGTGGCCCAAGCTTTGAGGAAATCTCCGCTTATAACCGCTCTCGTCAGACGGCTGGCGTTCCCACAAAGCCTCGTGAAGGCATGGTTCAGGCGTCCACTCGCAGCATGACGCCTGCCCGGCCTCAAACCCGGGAAGAGGCGATTGCGCAAATCCCCACGAGTACCGGCAGCCGTTACTCTTCTGTTGCGTCTGACACTGATCCGAGCCTGCGGGAGACTGGCAGTGAGTTTGGGCGTAATGTGGGCAACACCCTCGCCGCGCTAACGCCTCTTGGCGGCGGTTTTGGTAAGGTTGGGGCGGAACTTGCAACGGCTAAAGGCGCGGCAGAACGCGCCGCAGCAGCAAAAAGGAGCAGTGAATTGGCTGAAGAAGCAATTCGCGCTCAAAAGCCCACCAAATTTACCAGCACCAAATCCACGGCACCCAAAAGAACTTCTGAGGCCACCAAATCCCGCGTCAAGAAATTCAACGAGGAAGAGGCTGGAGTTGAGTTTAAACGCGGCGGATCGGCTAAAGTCAAGAAGATGGCTTCTGGCGGTTTCACTTCCTCCGCCTCCTCCCGCGCAGACGGTATTGCCTCTCGCGGCAAGACCAAGTGCAAGATGTATTAAAGGGGTTTGACATGGACATGGAAATGCTGGAAAAGAAAAAACCCGCCGTTAAAGACGGTGTCTACGATCCAGACTCGGGCACTCCCCCTCCGCAAGACATCGACGGTGGCTCGGTCAGGACTCCTCCCAAGGCCCCTAAGCCAAAGAGAATGGCCTCTGGCGGCTCCGCTTCGGCCCGTGCCGATGGCTGCGCCCAGCGTGGCAAGACTCGCGGGAAGATGGTGTAAACATGATGGCCAGCCGTGGCATGGGGGCCATGAACCCCAGCAAGATGCCCAAGGGCGTTCGCAAAGCCCGGCGGGACGATACCGACTTCACGCAATACGCTGAAGGCGGGAAGGTGAACGCGGCTGGCAATTACACCAAACCGAGTCTGCGCAAGCGGATCGTGTCGCAGGTAAAGGCCGCCGCCACCCATGGCACCGGTGCAGGTCAATGGTCAGCCCGCAAGGCGCAGCTTGTTGCCAAGAAGTACAAGGCGGCAGGCGGGGGTTACCGAGATTGAAAGCGCCCCAGCAGTCATTGAAGGCTTGGGGCGACCAGAAATGGAGAACCAAAAGTGGTAAACCGTCTAGTAAAACTGGTGAGCGATACCTTCCAGAAGCTGCGATCAAAAGTCTCAGCCCTTCTGAGTACGCTGCGACAACGCGTGCGAAACGTGCGGGGAAAGCCGCCGGAAAACAATTCGTAGCCCAGCCCAAAGGCATAGCTAAGAAAACAGCGAGGTTTCGATAATGGCAACCACCTCCGGCGCTTCCGCGTTTAACCTTGACCTGTCTGAATTGGTCGAGGAGGCTTTTGAGCGGGCCGGTTCGGAGATGCGCACGGGCTACGACTTGCGCACGGCTCGTCGCAGTTTAAACATCATGTTTGCCGACTGGGCAAACCGTGGGATCAACCTGTGGACGATCGAGCAGGGCACCATTGATCTGGTCCCGGGCCAGAATACCTACGCCTTGCCCACCGACACGGTCGACCTGATTGAGCAAGTTATTCGTACCGGCGCAAACGTAGCCGCAACGCAGGCCGACCTGACCATTACCCGGATCAGCGTGTCGACGTATGCGACGTTGCCCAACAAGCTGCAACAAGCCCGCCCGATTCAGGTCTGGGTTCAGCGCTACAACGGCCAGCAAAGCCCGACGGGCCTGACGCTAAACGGCACCATCAACTCGTCGGCGACCCAGATCACCCTGAATTCCGTGGTTGGCTTGCCCGCTGCCGGGTTCGTGAAGATTGACTCTGAGATCATCAACTACGGGTACATCGACGGGAACACGCTGTACAACTGTTTCCGTGGGCAATCCAACACGACGGCTGCGTCGCATACCACCGGCGCCTCGGTTTACTGGCAGCAGCTTCCGGCGGTCACGGTGTGGCCCACCCCGGACAACGCCCAAAGCTACCAGTTTGTGTACTGGCGACTTCGTCGCACGCAAGATGCGGGCGGCGGTGTAAACGTCATGGATGTCCCGTTCCGGTTCATCCCTTGCATGGCAGCGGGTCTGGCCTACTATATTGCTACTAAAGTAACAGGCGGCATGGATCGTCTGCCTGTCCTGAAGGCTCAATACGATGAGGCTTGGGAGCTTGCGGCGCAGGAAGACCACGAGAAGGCTCCGATCCGGTTCGTGCCCCGCCAGCAGTTCATTGGGAGCACGTATTAATGGGCAATAGGTTTGCCAGCGGCAAGTATGCAATTGCCCAGTGCGACCGTTGCGACCAGCGGTTTAAACTGTCGTTGTTGCGCCGCGAGGTGATCAAGACCAAGAACTACGAGTTGCTCGTGTGCCCGGAGTGCTGGGACCCCGATCAGCCGCAGTTGCAGTTGGGCATGTACCCGGTGGACGACCCACAGGGTTTGAGGGACCCTCGCCCTGACCGCAGCTACAGGTTGTCTGGCACGAGCGGATTGCAGATTTCGGCTGGCGACGGGCCAAATGGTACCGGGACGGTCGAACAGGGTAGCCGGATTTTCCAGTGGGGCTGGGCTCCGGTAGGTGGCAGTAAGTTTTTTGATGCCGCTTTGACCCCTAACAACTTGGTTTTATCTGTGCAATTGGGTACAGTATCGGTATCCACGACGTAAGGAGTGAACATGGACGCGAAAACCGCTGTGCGCAAGCACGAAAAGAATATGCACCCCGGCAAAAAGCCGACCCCGATGAAGGCTGGCGGCAAGACCAACGCCGACATGCTCAAGTACGGTCGCAACATGGCCAAGGTCATGAACCAGCGCAGCCCCGGTCGCAAGGGAGGCTGACATGCATAGCCAAGACGAATTCAAATATTTCCCGGCGGATACTAAAGACCCCATCGGGAAATACATTCAGCCCAAGGTGTATCCGTCGGTTGTAGTGGGTGAAGAGCCCGCCAAAGAGACGATGCGCAAGGCCAACGTGTCTGTGGCAAATACCCGCAGCAACGACTACCCTCCGACCAAAACCAGCGGCACGCAAATGCGTGGTGGTGGCGCGGCCACGAAGGGTAAGATGTCTCGCGGCCCGATGGCGTAATATGAACTACACCGAGTTGACCGCTGCAATCTGCGATTACACGCAGAACTTTGAATCGGACTTTGTTGCGAACATCCCGTTGTTCGTGCAGCAGGCCGAGCAGCGCATCTACAACACGGTGCAGTTCCCCTCGCTTCGCAAGAACGTCACGGGGTCCGCGTCTGCCAACAACAAATATCTGTCTTGCCCGACGGACTTCCTGTCCGTGTATTCGATGGCGGTTGTAACAGGTGTTACAGGCGGAGACATCAATACCGGCACGTATGAGTACCTGTTGAACAAGGATGTGAACTTCATCCGGCAGGCGTACCCATCTCCGAACGACACGGGGACTCCCAAGTATTACGCGCTGTTTGGCCCGACGGTGGCAGGTGCAACAATCTCTGACGAACTGAGCTTCATCCTTGGCCCCACGCCGGATGCGGCGTACAACGTCGAGCTGCATTACTACTACTACCCTGAGTCGATTTCCGTGGCTGCGGATGGTCGCACTTGGCTGGGTGATAACTTTGAGACGGTGCTGTTGTACGGCTCTTTGATTGAGGCGTACACATTCATGAAGGGCGAGGCGGACATGCTGGCCCTGTACGACGGCAAATACAAAGAGGCGTTGGCTCTGGCCTCTCGTCTGGGCAACGGTCTGGAGCGCAGCGATGCATATCGTAGTGGTCAGGCTCGTTTGATGCCCTTGCCGCAAAATAGCGGGGTCCAGTGATGGCGTTTACGGGTAACTATTCCTGCAACACGCTGCGATCGGGCCTTGCCAACGGCACGATCAACTTCGCCACGGACACGTTTTATCTGGCTTTGTACACCAATGCTGCCACGCTTGACCAAACTACCACTGCTTACACCACGACGGGTGAGGCATCGGGCGGCAATTATGTTGCTGCTGGTCAGATTGTCACGGCTACGATTTCATCGGAAACGACCACGACGGGCAGCATCACGTATGTGAACTTCTCGTCCCCTGCGTGGACCGGCGTGATCACGGCGCGTGGCGCGTTGATCTATACACCCGGAGCTAACGGTGCTGTGTGCGTGCTGGACTTCGGCTCGGACAAGACCTCAACCACTTCTTTCACTGTGCAGATGCCCGCTAATACCAGCACCTCTGCTCTTATTCGCCTTGTTTAAGGAGCAATCATGCAAAAAGAGTTTTCCAACTTCGGCGACCACGCACAGGTGACGATGCAGTCCAATGTCGCTGGCTCTGAGACCGTCGGTATCGAGGGCAGCTACCATGTGGTCTGCCGTGACGCTGATGGCAACATCAAGTGGGAAGAGGGCTTCCCCAACTTGGTTAACGCCGTGGGCAAAGAGCTGATGCTGGACACCCTGTTGTCTGGTAGCGCGTACACCACCGTGGGTCCGTTCCTTGGTCTGATCTCTGGCGCAAGCCCGACGTTCGCTGCTGCGGACACGATGGCTTCGCATGGTGGCTGGACTGAGTTCATCAACTACACCGTTGGCGGCTCGGCTGTGCGGGGCACGGCATCGTTTAGCGCTGCAACTTCTTCTGGCACGACCCCGACCAACGTGACGACCAAGACCGCTACTGCGATCACCTACACCATTACGGGTGGCGGTGGCACGGTGGGTGGTTGCTTCTTGGTGACCGGCTCGGGCGCATCTTCGACGCAGAACAACACCTCGGGCACGCTGTACAGCGCAGGGGCGTTCTCGACCGCAAAGATCACGACCGCAGGCGACACCGTTAGCGTTACCTACAGCACGACTGCAACCTCCTGATAAGGAGTCTTAAATGGCTCTGGTTCTTGCAAACCGTGTCCAAGAATCGGCCACGGCGAATACGACTGTAAGCTTCACGCTGACTGGCGCGGTTGCGGGCTTTCAGACGTTTGCCGTTATCGGCGACACCAACACCACCTACTACTCGGCCACCGATACGTCGGGTAACTGGGAGGTGGGTCTTGGCACGTACTCCACGAGCGGCCCCACGCTGACCAGAACGACCATCTACGCCTCCAGCAACTCTGGCAGCGCGGAGACCTTTGTCGATCCAGTCAGCGTCTTCGTCACCTACCCGTCGGGCAAGTCGGTCAATCTGGATGGCAGCGGCAACGTTTCTGCGCTGGGGACTGTGGCTTCCGGTACGTGGCAGGGTTCGACCATTGGTGTGGCATATGGCGGCACTGGGGTCACGGCATCGTCTGGTGCCAACTCTGTGGTGCTGCGTGATGCAGACCAGAACATCACGGCCAACCGGGTTAACCAATCAAACACAAACACCACGGCTGCCGGTGGCACCACGGTGTTGACCACGGCGTCGAGCTACATACAGTCGCTTGTTGGAACTGGCGGACAGACCTACGCGCTGCCTGATGCAACCACCCTGACCACCGGGGTTGCGTTCATCTTCAACAACCTTGCCACAGGCACGCTGACCATAACGGACTACGCCACCGCAACGATTGGGACAATCCCCTCGGGTGGTGCTGGCGCGGTCTTTTTAACGAACAACGCGACGGTTGGCGGCATTTGGGACTTGCACGGCTACCTTCCAGAAGGTGTGACGTTCGGCACCAACGCCCTGAATCTTGGCTCTACGGTCATCTCCGGCGGTACGTGGCAGGGCGGCACCATCCAGCCAGCCTACGGCGGCACGGGCCTGACGACGTTTGTCGGGGCCAACAACGCTCTGTACTCCACGGGAGCCACGACGCTGACCGCCGGGACTTTGCCGATTGTGGCGGGTGGTACGGGCCAGACCACAGCCAACGCTGCATTTAATGCACTTGCACCCAGCCAAGGAAGCAACTCCGGCAAGTACCTGACCACAAACGGCACGGACACCTCGTGGGCAATCGCCGGGGCGGCAATCTCCAACGACACCACCACGGCCACCAACGTCTACCCGCTGTTTGCTGATGCAACGACGGGCACCCCGACGACGATCTACACCAGCAACGCCAAGCTGCTGTACAAGCCCAGTACGGGTGAGTTCAGCGCCACGGTGCCCCGCGCCAGCAACGGCATCTTCGTGAACACGCAAGCGATTGCGGCTGATTACACAATTGCCGCCACGGACAATGGGATGAGCGCGGGGCCGGTTTCTGTTAATAGCGGCATCACGGTGACGGTTTCTTCTGGCTCAACATGGACGGTGGTTTGATATGGCTGTAACAATTAACGGAAGCACCGGCATCGCAGGCGTGGATGGAAGCGCCGGTACGCCTGCCATTCAAGGCAACGATACCAACACTGGCATCTTCTTCCCCGCCGCTGACACGGTGGCTATTGCTACTGGTGGCACGGAAGCGATGCGGGTGAATAGCTCGCAGAACGTGGGCATCGGGACGAGTTCGCCAGATGGACGACTTCATGTAATGACCGCTTCTGCTGGTTCTGTAACAGCAGATGCCGATGCTGATGATTTAACTGTCGAGGGATCGGCTAACCCCGGCATTA